ATTCCTCGATGAAGTTCGAGAGTGGTCAGAGGAAGGTTATCGAGCTGCGATGCCGGTAACTAGAGCCAGACCTAATGCTCATACCTTCCTGACTTCTAACGCTGGAGATGCTTTTAGCGTAGTTCTAAACGGATTAAGAGAACGCGCGCTAGATAACCCACCAAAGTCTTTCGGATTCTACGAATACTCAGCACCTCAATATTGCAAGATAGATGATCCTAAATCTTGGGCGCTGGCTAACCCTGCCCTTGGTTATCTCGTAACTAAAGAGACTTTGGCTGAGTCGGTAGCGACTTCGCCTATCGAAAATACTCGCACCGAGTTGCTTTGCCAATGGATCGACTCCCTAAGTTCACCTTGGCCGCATGGCATTCTGGAGGACACCAGCGATAGCAACCTAACTATCCCGCCGGGCGGTTACACAGTCTTTGGCTTCGATGTCTCACCATCGAGGCGTAATGCTTCTCTCGTTGCTGGTCAGATATTGCCAGACGGTCGCATCGGAGTCGGCATCTTGCAGACTTGGGAGAGCGCTGTCTCAGTTGACGATCTTAAAATAGCAGCCGATATTAAAGGCTGGTCAGATAACTATCGACCACGCCAAATCTGCTTCGATAAATACACAGCCCAGAGCATCGCGGATAAGTTAACTAATGCTGGCTGTATGACTCAGGATATTAGCGGAGCATCGTTCTATCAGGCTTGTGGAGACTTGCTCGATGGCTTAGTTAACCTTCGCGTGGTTCATTCTGGTCAGGCTAACTGGATACAGCAGATGAATAACTGTGCAGCTAAGGTTAACGACTCTGCTTGGCGTATTGTTAAAAGAAAATCTGCTGGCGATGTCTCTGGCGCTATCGCAACCGCCATGGTTGTGCATATGCTTTACAAACCGCAACAGGTAGCGGCTATCTACGCAGAATGACCTACATGTAGTGTATAATTGCCCTCTATGGGTCTATTCGATCGTAAGCCAAAAGTGTTAGAAGCACAAGCAGCGCCGCAAATTATGGGCGATGCCTTCTATGCATCAAATTACTATTACAGCCCTTCAGTTACTCGCCATGCAGCGATGAGCGTTCCGACAGTTAAACGATGCCGGGATCTGCTCTGTACAGTAGGCACTATTCCCCTTGAATATAAGAAGGCATCTACTGGTGAGGAAATCCCAGCGCCTCGATGGGTAAAGCAACTTTCAAAGCACCAACCACAATTTGTAACTATCAGTTACTTGGTTGATAGCCTCCTATTCTTTGGTCAAGCCTTCCTCGAAATTACCGAGACCTATCAAGAAGATAATCGCGGTGCAGTCTTTGAGTGGGTTGCTAATACTCGCGTAACTACTGAGGTTGATCCGTATGGTCAATTCGTTACTGCTTATCTAGTCGATGGCAAGCCTCGCCCTATGTCTGGTCTTGGTTCTCTCGTTACTATTCAGTCATTCAATGAAGGCATCTTGACTACTGGCGCTCGCACAATTCAAGCGGCGATCGACATTCAACGCGCAGCGCAGGTTGCAGCATCTACTCCAATGCCATCAGGTTATTTAAAGAATACCGGCGCAGACCTTCCACCTACAGAAGTTGCAGGCTTACTAGCTGCTTGGAAGTCAGCCCGACAGAACCGCGCTACTGCTTATCTAACTTCTACTTTGGAATACTCTCCAGTCTCATTCTCACCTAAAGATATGCTCTATAACGAAGCGATCCAAAACCTAGCAACTGAAATTAGCCGCCTATGCGGTATCCCAAGTTACTATGTATCAGCAGATCAAAACACTTCGATGACTTATGCAAATATCCTAGACGAGCGCAAGCAACTCGTTGCACTAGCGTTCCAGCCGTACATATCCGCGATCGAACAGCGACTATCTATGGACGATATTTCAACGGCTGGACACTATGTAAAGTTCGATCTTGACTCCTCATTCCTTCGCGTTGAACCAATGCAGCGTTTATTGGTTCTAGAAAAGATGCTCTCACTAGGTTTAATTACTACAGAGCAAGCGATGGAAATGGAAGATTTAACACCTAACGGAAGTGATGACTAATGGAAACCTTATACATCGAAGCAGGATCTATTGAGTGCAGCGAGGAACGCCGCGAAATCTCAGGCAAGATCGTTCCTATGGGAACTGGCGAAGTAGGCAACACTAGCCTCGGCGCTTATACATTCGCAGCAGGATCTATCGAGATCGCTGATGTATCTAAGATCAAGTTGCTATCGCAACACGATATGAAAAAGCCTGTTGGCCGCATGATCGCAGCAGAAACACGCGAGGACGGCATCTACGCTACTTTCAAACTCTCACGCTCTACTGGCGGTAACGATGCTCTCGTTATGGCTAGCGAAGGACTCGTTGCCGGGTTATCTATCGGCGCAGAGATCATCTCATCAAAGCCATCACGCGATGGATACACAGTCGTAACTGCGGCTAAATTAAAAGAAGTTTCTCTAGTAACTGAACCAGCCTTTAAGTCTGCGGAAGTTCTAGAGATCGCAGCAGAGGAAACACCTACTGCCGATGAAGTAACCCTACCTACAGAAAGCGAGACTGAAGTGGAAACCACACCAGTTGAAGCAACACCAGTAGAGGCCGCGGCTGTAGAAGCTGCTGCACCTACAATTAAGGCGATGGCATACACAAAGCCTCGCATCGATACAAACCCAGCAGCATTCTTAGAGAACGCTGTACGCGCATCACTAGGTGATGAGAATGCTCGTCAGTACCTAGCAGCAGCATCAGATACAGATACAACAGATGTGGCTGGTCTCGTACCAACTCGTCAACTGACTGAAATTATCAACAACAAGTCAACCTCAGGTCGACCATCTATTGACGCGATCTCATCAGGCACACTTCCAGATGCAGGATTTAAGTTCCAGATCCCACGCGTTAAGGCAGTACCAACAGTTGCAGAAACAGCAGAAAAGGCAGCCTTCTCAGATACTCAGGTTGAAATTGAATACCTAGATGTAGATGTTAAGAAGTATGCAGGAATGCAGTTGTTCGATGTTGAAGTTCTAGATCGTACTTCTCCTGCGTTCTTTGCTGAATTGCAAAGCCTCATGGCAGATGCTTATGCTAAGGCAACAAATGTTGCAGTACGCACAGCAATTCAGACTGGCGCATCAGCAGATGGCACAGCAATTACACTTCCTTGGGACGGCGCTGAAATGGCTGGCTTTATTGCTCGCGCTTCAGACTCTATCTACACAAACACGCTTCGCTTTGCACAAAGCGTAATCGTTTCACCTACACAATGGTCAAACATTATGGGAATGGTTGACGGACAAAACCGCCCACTATTCATCGCATCACAGCCACAAAACGCAGCAGGTTCAGTATCACAGTCTCTACGCGGATCACTCCTTGGACTCGATCTCTATGTTGACTACTCACTAACTGGCGTTGCAGATGGTTCTATCGTTGTAGTTAACCGCGACTCATACACTTGGTACGAGTCTCCACGCCTACAGCTTCGCGCTGATAAGGTCGGTACAGGTCAGGTTGAAGTTGGATACTACGGATACGGTGCTATCGCCACTAAGGCAGCAGCAGGCGCATTCAAGTTCAATAACGCAGCCTAATCAAGTAACACACTAAGTCGCTGGAGGGGTAATGCCCTTTTACCCCTCCAGTCTTTAGAAAGAGGATTAAATGTCTTACACAACAGTTGCAGAGTTACGCACCGCCCTTGGCGTTGGCACTCTCTACGCTGACGCGACCCTACAGTCCGTCTGCGATGCTGCTGATAATGTGTTGATCCCTTTTCTATGGGCTAATACGACTCCAGTTATCGGGCATAGCAATACTGCAAGCACCGGCACTTCTTACTTTGAGATGCCTGTAGATGATGTCTTTTATGTTGGTCAGTCCTTAGTCATAACTGGTTGCGGAAGCAAGCATAATGGCAATAAGACTTTAACCTCAGTTAGCGGTAAAGAAGTTACTTACGCAATAACTGGGAACAACAATGCGGTAACTCCGTTCCACCCAATTAACCCTTATGGCTCAGCAGCCGCAGACACCTATGTGGACTATGCAACGATCCCAGCGATCCAAGAAGCAAGCCTCATGATCGCTATTGCTATCTGGCAAGCGCGCCAAGCGCCAAGCGGCCAAGGCATGACCGTCGATGGATATAGTCCAAGTCCGTTCACCATGTCTAACACCCTAGTGGCCAGAGTTCGTGGGTTAATTGCACCTTACTTAGCGCCCGGCTCGATGGTTGGCTAACCATGGCGGCGATCTCAACCCTTCGTGGCACTATTGCCGCAGCACTTGTAGATAACACTCTTTGGTCAGTATTTTCATTTCCACCAGCTACGCCTATCGCTAATAGCATCGTGGTAAGCCCGGCGGATCCTTATGTGACACCAAATAACAACAGTTACAACACGATCGCCCCAACTGCTAATTTTAATCTTAATGTGTTCGTACCTTTGCTCGATAATGAAGGCAACCTAAACGGAATTGAGGAAATGCTGGTGGCTATGTTTAACAAGTTATCTGCTTCCTCTATCGTCTATAATGTAGGAGATGTGAGCGCACCTAGCGTTCTTAATGCTGCATCAGGCGATCTTTTAACATGTTCGATGCAAGTCTCAGTCCTAACGAGTTGGAGTTAAACCATGAATGAATGGGAAAAAGAGCAAGCGGAGTTCCTGATCAAAATTGGTCAAACTCCAGCAGCACCAGCACCAAAACCAGCAACTAAGAAAGATGAGGAATAAACCAAATGGCAGTATTTCTAAATAATGGAGTAGTGGTTACTGTTAACTCGGTTGACCTCTCAAACCATGTCACATCAGTAACACTTAACCGCACCTTCGATGAACTAGAAGTAACAGCAATGGGTGACTCAGGCCACAAGTTCGTAAAGGGCTTGGAAGCATCATCACTAACTATCGACTTCCTAAACGACACAGCCTCAGCAAATGTTTTAGCAACTTTGCAGGCTGCATGGGGAACTTCAGTTACCGTCACACTAAAGCAGACTTCAGCGGCTACATCAGCGACTAACCCACTTTACACAATGACTTGCCTAGTCAATAACACAACCGATATTAACGGCGCAGTTGGCGATCTTGGCACTCAGTCAGTAACTTGGACAGTCAACGGCACAGTCGCAATTACAACAGCGTAATAACTAACTAAGGGGCAAAAGCATGGCAAAACTAAAGGTTACAAGGGCAGACGGAAGCGTTAACGAGTACCAGATCACTCCAGCGATCGAGTACGCCTTCGAGCAGTATGCAAAGAAGGGCTTCCATAAAGCCTTTAGAGATGATGAAAAGCAGAGCGATGTTTATTGGCTTTGCTGGGAAGCAATTCGTCGGTCGGGTGAAACCGTAAAACCCTTCGGAGAGTCTTTTCTTGAGACATTGACGCGAGTTGAGGTCTTAGACGATGACCCTTTGGAGTAACGCGGGAGTCCTTCACCTATCTCGTAGCGAGACTATCGCTTGAGACTGGACTCTCGCCACAGACTTTAATTGAACTAGATCACACGATGTTCAGGACTTTACTTCAAGCCCTGAAAGACAGAGCAAAGGAGCAAGCTGATGCCAACAGAAGTAAAAGGCGCAGATAAACTCCGCAAAGCCTTAAAACAATATGAGCCTGATCTAGCCAAAGCGACAACTAAAGAACTAGGCAACTTGCTAAAGCCTATTGCTGCAAAGGCTCGCGGCTTTATGCCAGTAGAGTCACCGCTTAGCGGCTGGGCAGAACGCGCAGACGGTAAAGGCAAGTTCCCTACATATAATCCTTCTATCGCCAAGCGTGGTATTACTTACAAGACATCTCCAAGCCGCCCTAATAATCGTGGCTGGCGTTCTCTCGTATCTTTACTCAATAAGTCTGCCGCTGGCGCTATTTATGAAACAGCAGGGCGCAAGAACCCAGGCGGAAACTTCTCACCACGCTTAGGTGGAGAACCTAAAGGCGTAGGCAAGATGCAGGGTCGAGGTATCTTTCGCGCTTGGAACGAGGATCAAGGCAAGACTCAGGGCGCAGTTATTAAGGCGCTCGAAGGTGCAGCCGCTAAGTTCAACGCTAAGACAGGCAGATATAACTAATGGCAACTAATGTAAAAGTCGATATTGCCGCGGAATTTGTAGGTCGCAAAGCCTTTAACGATGCAGTTAAATCAACTATCGGACTTAACTCTCAGGTTAAGACACTTGCTAAGTCTTATGTTGGTCTATTCACGGTTCAGCGTTTGGGGCGCGCTGGTTTCAATGCCGCCAAAGCCTTTGCTCAAGATGATAAAGCAGCCAGAGTATTAACTCAGTCTTTAGATAATCTAGGCTTAGCCTTTGCAGATCCTTCAGTTCGTAACTTTATTGCTGATCTTGAGAAGCAGTTTGGTGTCCTCGATGATCAACTTCGCCCGGCATTCCAGCGCTTATTAACTACAACTGGATCAGTTACTAAAGCCCAGTCTTTGCTTCGCACAGCGCTTGATCTTTCAGCGGCCAGCGGGGCTGATGTGGTCTCAGTGGCAGGCGATCTTTCAAAGGGCTTCGTGGGTCAGACACGCGCCCTTGCTAAATATGGCATTGGTTTAACTCAGGCTGAACTCAAGGCTATGTCCTTTGAGGAAGTGCAGACACGCATCAACGATTTATTCGGCGGTCAAGCAACTGTTGCAGTTGATACTTATGCAGGAGCGTTGCAGCGCCTATCAGTAGCAGGCAATAACGCTAAAGAGATTATTGGTGGTGGCTTACTCGATGCACTCGCAGCGCTTGGCGGCGGTGGAGAAGGTGGACTTACTAACACCCTTAACTTGATTGAAAAGACTTCAACTGCACTTGCTACCTTCGTACGCCGCATGGGAGTTGGTGCAGGCCAAATAGCGGCTTTGCTTCGTGGAGACTTTACTGCCTTCCGCGCAATAGGCGAAGCCGAGATGAACCGAGGCAAAGATACTTCTGGCATCACTCCAGCAATTAGAGCAGAACTTCAAAAGGCGGCAGCCGATAAAGCAGCCAAAAAGAACCGCGATGCTTTGCTTAAGACAACCAAAGAGCAAACCAAAGCGATTAAAGAACAGACAGCCTTGCAGAAGGCTGGCACTCTGTTTGATATTCAACAGACTCAGATTATTGCTGCACTTAAGGGTGACATCTCAGCCGAGGAGCGCAAGCGCCTAGAACTTCAGTTAGCGATCCTCACCGG